ACGTCGGCCGTAATGTCACGCCCGCGCATCGGAAAATCGTCGCAGGTAGTCGATCGCAGCATGGAGCCTCTCCTGGTCGTCTCGAAGTAGTCCGATCGCCCGGTTGCAGTTGGAGCACAGCAGACCTCGCACACATGCCCCACACGACGCATGACCCGGGCAGCACGATCGATCATGGTCAATCTTGAGTAGCGGGCTGTGATGCCCCGTCTCGGGCCCGCCGCAGATGGCGCAGCCTCCGCGTTGGGCGTCAACCAGCGCCGCGTACCGCTCGTCGGTGAGGCCGTAGCGGGCGAGCAGAGCGGTCCGGCGTCGGCGCCGCTTCTCACCTTCGGGCACCTGCGCCCAGTACGTCCTGGTGGAGATCCGCTGCCCAGACGCCCGCCCAGCGACCCGGCATTCGTCGGAGCAGTACCGCGGGCCCGACCCCCGCATCCCCTCGCTGCGGACGTACTCAAAGGAACCCCCACAGCCAGGGCAGGTTCTGACCTGCGTCGTAGAGCCGCCACGCTGGCGCCATCGGTGGTCGCGCACGACGTGGGCGCGCCGCGCGCGGACGCAGGCGACGGAGCCACAGACGACGGGAGGGCGGCCGCGACCAGGCTGGTGTTCGAACACCGAACCGCAGACACCGCAGGTGAGATCCACCCGCTAATCGTATACGACTTACTCATGACGCGCGGAAGTACCCCGCAGCAGGAACATCTGCAGTTATATCGGAGCCGTCCGGGGTGAGCACGAAGTCGTGTTGGGTGTGCGGCAGGATCGATGAGTCGGTGCCGCTGGTGGAGTCGGAGTCGTACCCGACGACGACGTCGTTCCAGCCGTCGCCAGCGGCGACCGCCGTGAACGTCTGGTCGGGGAAGAACACGTCGACGCGGTCGTTCGTGTCGTCGTAGGTGATCGTGATCCCGGCGGCCTGGTCGAGTACCTTCCGCGCGTACCCCGAGTTCGTGACCTCGTTCGTTGCGCCGGACACGATCGCCGCGAAGTCGTCCTTGTCGATCAGGGTGGCGTCCGACTCGACCCCGGAGGTGGCCAGGACCATCACGACGAGGACGGAGTTCGTCGGGTCGTTCGCGTTGACCCGCTCGGCCCACTCGACACCGCGGCCTTTGCCCCGGTTGTAAACGAAGTTGGCCACCGGTCAGCCCTCCAGTTCGAGACGGTAGAAGTGGTCGACCCGGGTGGCGCCGGCCTCGTAGGCGCCGGTCGTCACGGGTGTGGTGTCGTCGCCGGGGTCGGCGTACTTGTCCGGCTGGTGCGTGACCCGGTACTCCACGACGCCGTCCACGGTGTGGAACTCGATCGCGGCGTAGTGCCGGAACGTGTGCGTCTTGGCCCACACGTTGTCGGCGGGACCGCCGGGACGGTGCACGACGCGTTCCCCGACACCGGTCGCCCATCCCTCCCGGATTGCCTCGGCGATCCACGACTCACCGGCGGACGTCACCGCCGGGGGGTCGCCCTCGAAGGCGACTCCATGCAGTGGCCACGGCTCGAGGTCGGTGAGTGGCTCACCCGTCACCTCGTTGAACGCGGGTCGGGGCTGCGAGCGGTCCGCAACCTTCCGGATCCGCAGGATCTCCGCCATGTTCGGGACCTCTCCTCGTGCGATCATGTCTTGGTTGTCGTAGCGGTGGATCTACGTTGCTGGCTGCCAGGTGACTGCTGTTGGGAGCCCTGTCCGGTACCCGCCTGGGTGTCGGCCTGGCGGGCGACGAGTTCGTTGAAGAACGCGTCGGCCATCCGCTCGGACTCCATCCGATCCACGACCTCCGGTGGGAACCCCATGATCTCCGTCATCCGGGTCCGCCACGGCACGTCGATCGCCTGCGCGTTCGCGGACGCCCGCTCCGACCACGACAGCCGCTCCGGAGGAGCCCAGATCGTGTCGATCTCCGTGATCGCCGCGCGCTGCTCGTCCCCGACGAGGCGGAACGCCAACGACAGGGTCTGTCGGAGCCCGATGTTCGCGCGGGTCATCCGGTCCTCAACCTTGTAGACCAGCCCCTCACGCGCCAGGGACGCGCCCTCCGCAGACCCCTGCACTGTCTCCGGGAGCAGCATGTGCATCGGCGTCTGGGTGACCGCTGCAAGATGCATGACGTCGTGCCGGACACCGTCCAGGAGTGGACTCAGGTCCGTCGACGCCGACTCCCACAGTTCGACACCCTCAGGGATCTCCCACAGTGCACCGGCGTCCGCGACGAACAGTTCCGAGTAGTCGATCGGCTCCCCGTCGCTGTCGGTCCTCGGCAGCTGCCCGATGATGGCCCGCTGCCGGAACGCCTGCATGACGGCGATCACGATCCGCTGCAGGACCATCGTGTTGATCCGGTCCAGGACGTCGAGGTGCTTCTCGAACTCCCCGCGCCCGTTCAGGTTCCGGAACCGGACCATCGGGACGACCGGGATCGGCAGCATCCGCTGGTCGGTCCACTCCCAGTCCGACGCCCGGAACCCGCCAGCCAGGATCGGTCGGATCCGGTCGGCGTTCCGCTTCGCCGTCCACACCTCACCGGGGAGCAGGAGCGTCGCGACGTCCTCACGCATCGGCTCGTCCCGGTACAGCTTGAACCCGGCACGGACCTTCGCCGGCCGGGCCGGGTCATGGTCGGTGACGACCTGCCGGGGGTCCTCCACGGAGATCAGTGGGCCGGCGTCGTCGAGACCGACCATCGTGTACCCGCGGGACATCGCGAGCATGTACGTCATGAGGTCCGCGAAGTGGACGTCGAGGTCGTTCTGGTCCCAGATCGCCCTGGCGGCGCGGTCCCCGTTGTCGTCGCCGCCGGCACCGGTCCGGAACCCCACCGGACGCATCCGGGACCTTGGCGCCTCCACGATCAGCTCGGCCCAGTTCGTGCGGGCGCGCTTCTGGAACCGCCTGTATGCCTCCCGGACGTTCGGGGTCGCCTCAGGCAGCGCCGCATCCCCGTCGTAATACCCCCACAGGGTATCCAAGCGGTCGGAGCCCGTCACGAGCTTCTTCCCCAACTGCTCCAACCACCACCCCGGTGAGCCAGCCTCCGTGGCGTCCACCCGCGACGACGCCGTCAGCAGTTCCGTCACGGGGCACCACCTCTCACCTGAGTCGTCTCGGGGCAGTCAGTACCTTCTTCTTCGCCCCCTTGCGGATCGCCTCGAGGCGGGCCTGCCACGCCAGCGTCGCCGCGACAGCACCGTCGATCTTCCGGTCCGGGTGAAGCTTCTGGAGGCGGAACAACTGCCGGCCATCCGGCATCCACATCTGCAGCGGCGCCTTCCCCGCACCCGCCACATGCCGCTCCAGGTCGTCAGCGAGCGGCCCATCCCCCGGCCGCAACGACCCATCACCGAGAGCCTCCACGAACTCCCGGTTCGCGTGCCCCACCGCCGAGAACCGGTTCGTCCACCACTCCTCGACCTTGTCGGGCCACCGCACCGACCACGACCCAACCGTGTCCGTCCAGTACGGCGGATCCGCATACACCATCCACACCTGGTAGGTCCGGAAGATGTCGGCGAGCCGGTCTGTGACCTCCTGCTCCGGGACCTCCCACTCGGCCTCGTCCGGCAGGTCCAGCGGCCGCTCCCACAACCCCGCCAGATCCAGGACGCCCGTCACGACGTCGCACACCACCAACGCAGTGGAGTCCCGGAACCGAGCACCGTCGAACCCGACGACCACCAGCTCCCCAGGAACCAACCGGAGCTCCTGCTCGGCCGTCGCCGCCCGCGCCGCCTTCCACGCCGCCGGACTGAACGCCTGCTGCTCCGACTTCACCCACCGGTTCAGCCAGACCCGCTCCAGGTACCCCCGGTCCGCGCCCGGCCGCTCCCACGAACGTGCGATCTCCTCGAACTGCCCCGGCGCGTACTCCCCGACACCGCCACGAGCATCCGCGACCGCCTGCGTCCGCACCGCCAACGACGCCAACCGGCCACGATCATCGGCCATTCGAATATCGTCCGCAGCCTGCCGGTGGTGGTAGTAGATATCCGGGTCCACATACTCGCCCTCGGCGATCTTCAACGCCTCGAGGTGCGTCTTCTCCCCGATGCTGCCCTGCCCCAGTTCCCCCGCGGTCGTGACCTCCATGTGCCACGGATCGTCCAACGGACGCTTCGTCAGGTTCCCGAGCATCGTCTGGTGGGCCTTCAAGTAGTTCGGCAAGTACAACCGGTGCGTCTCATCGAAACACTGGTGCGTGGTCCGGGCGCCGTCCCGAGCGTTCGGTGCCGCCGCCACCGCCGTGGCCTTCCCATCCGGCCGGCCCCGCGCATCCACCCGGATGATCCGGTCCAACCCGACGTCGAACACGTCGGCGTCCTCACCCTCAGCGCACACCACGTACAGCACGCCGTACGCCAGTTCCTCCGTCGCCTCCTCCGTCACCCCCACCATCGGGATGTACGGGTCACGCACCGGACGCCCCACCGGCTGCCCGT